GGCGTGAACTCCGGCGTCTGCGTCTGGTCGGCGGCGTACCTCGTCTCTGCCTCCCGCATCGCGTCCAGCTTCTCGCCATTGCCTTCCTGATATTGGCGATACAGTTGGGGCCTTTTGTCCGCATCAATCAAAATCTGCGGGCCATCGTCGTGCCAACTAAACTTCTCAACTATTGTAAGACGAGATTGGTTTATCGCTGCCTCAACAGCTTCAATGTGAGTACCCCCGCGCTCAACAGGATACGTGGACTGTGGCAATTTAATGCCACGTTTACCAAGAGCTACATCCAGAATCTCTAGTTGGTCATCGGATGTCTTTCCGCGCATGAAATCCAGCGCTTCGCGTTCGTCAATACCGAATTCCTGCATCACCGATTCGGCGTAATCCCGAACTTCAGGGATATTCATTTGCCATGGGATGGTATTGTCTTGAGCGCGCATGGCACCGTGGAAGGCGGTGGCGTACTTCAAATCCTCCTGCCCACGCGCGGCCGCTTCGTCGGCTGCTCGTTCGCTCCCGGTCAGTGTAAAGTCCTGCCGGAGATCGTCTGCCCGAGCCCTGCGTCCGGCGACTCGTTCGGCTTCGCCTCGCTGCCTTTCTGCTTCGCCTTCTCGCTCGATGTCCTGTTCTGTCTGAGCTTCCAGCGCGAATACTTGGTCTGCTTCGCCCACTCCAGGACGCCCAGGTGCCACGCCTTGCTGCGCTTCGTTGATTGCATCGGTCAACCTCCGTTGGTTCTCGGCTTGGGTGAACTGATCGGCTTCCATGGCTATGCGTTCGGCCAAGCCTTCATCCAGGTCCGCAAGTTGTGCGTACAGGCCGGCAATCGCTTCATCTTCGGGCGCGGCCTGCGCCTCATAGGCCGGAACGAAATCGGTGAATCCGGCCAACGTCCCGGCATCAACGTAGGGCTCGGCGCGCTCGGCTTCCATCTGGTCAATCGCCGCTTGCCTCAATCGCTGATCTTCTTCCCAAGCCATCAGCCGCTCGCTATCGGCCATCGAGTAGTGCTTCTGCCCGCCCAGCTCCTCGCGGATCATGGCCGAGAGTTGCGCTACCCCACCGTCGGCATCGCTCACGTCGATGTCCCAGCCCTCGTCGGCCAGCCGGGTAGCGATGTCATCCAACCCGGTGCCCTTGCCGCCTTTCCACGTCCCGCGGGCGAAAAGGCCCACCGGAACGCCCTTGACCCCCATCCTCGATTCCCCGGTCAGGTCTTGGCTGTAGGATGGATCAATGCCCCCCATTTCCTTGATGCGCTGCAACAACGACTGGACTTTCGGCTGTTCCAACTCCTGCGGCTCGCTGGGACCGTGCCAACGCACCACCCCGTCCCAGCGTTGGCCCTCCGGCATTTCAGGAAGCTCCAGGGGCGCGAAGGCCGCCGGTTGGGCCTCCGGTATTGCCTCGGCCTCGATCGCAGCGGCGGCGCCCGCCTGTGCAGCCGGTTCTGCGGCTGGACGTGGCCGCGCCGGGGCGACTGGCGGCGGAACCGGGGCGCGGGGTTCGGCCATGATCGTCTCGGCCCCGGCCCCAGACAGCGCGGCAATCGCTTGGGCTTCTGCCGCTCCGAGGGTTGGGCGTGGCTTCTCGGGCTGTTGGAACGCGGCACCGGCCCCACCAATCGCCGCACCGCCGAAGAACCCAGCGAAGAAGTTGTCGGCAAACTCAATGACCTTCTGGTGGGTATCTTTTTGACTTCCAAGCCAGTCCTGCGCCCACTGGCTGAATACCTGCTGAGTACCCTCGGTCGAACCCTCGACGATTGCCCCAGTCGCCATTCCCCGCACTACCCGGCGCATCAGGTCCGCCTTCGCCGCCTTGAAGGAGGTTCCAAGAAAGGTCGCCAAACTGGCCGCATCCAGAAGCGCAATGGGGACGGCAGCCACCACCGCGGTCCCAGCAACCGTGCGCTTGGAAAGTTCCTTCGAGGCTATCTTCGCGGCAATTTCTCTGTCCTCGATCGCCGACCCGTACACGTCACCCAAGTTCTGGCCATAAGACGGGCCAAGAGCACCCACAAGCATTCCAAGCACCGGATTCGCGGTAGCCGCCGCAGTCAATGAGCCGGTGATGATCGAGGGCATTGTCGTGCCGAACGCCTGGCCCATCGACGATCCGATGAAGGCAGGTACGTCTCCCGGTCTTTGAATCTGTGAAACACTGCCTACGCGCGGCTGAAATTGCCGCAATTCATGGATGCCGTAGGCTGCGATCTTGCTTCCCTGCTGTTCCAGCGTGGAGCTGTCCAGCAGGACGCCGATCGCTTCGAGCGCGTGTCCCACCAACTTCGGGTTCGCGCCGACCAAGGCCCCCGTGAATGACCGTCCAAGCTCAGTGAGAAAGCCGGTCGGATTCGCCGACATTTGCTGCTGAACGTAGGCCGTGCGCTCCGGCGATCCCGGCCAAAGCTGCGCCTCGGCCATCTCAAGCGCCTTGATGTTGGAAAGCGGATTGACCTTCGGTTTGGCGGGACCGAACAGGGAGACCACCTTATCCACCGCGCCGCCGACAATGTCCGTGAAGTCTGCTGGAGCAGCCGCAGGCGCGCCCGGCTTCGTTGGTTCAGGACCGAGGAACTGATCTACCGTTGGAGCCGCGCCGATAGGCGGTGGCGGGCCAAGGAATTCATCGACGTTCGGCAGCCCCCCCGGAGGCGGACCAAGAAATTCCTCCACCGACGGAAGGACTTCGGCCATTATCCCGGCAGGCCAAGCGCCCGCAGGCGTCTAGTCGCCTCCCCCCGGGTGATTTTCCCGGCCTGATAGTCGGCCTTGATCTGTTGCGCCTTGTTGAGATCAACGCCGCCCTGTTTTCCCACTTTCGCTTTTGGCGCCTCTGCCTTCGGCGCAACAGGCGCGCCCTCGGGCCGGCCCTCGCGCTCGTAAGGATCGCCTTTCTCGGTCGCCTTCAGCCAAGCCGTAACCCGCCCGGCGAATATGTGATCGAATGCCTTATTGTCCACCGGGAAACCGCCAGGTCCGGGAATCTTGCGTGTCAGTTTTTCCTGAATCTTCGGGTCGCTCGATTGTCCGCTCGGTCCGATCTTGTTGTTCTCAAGAAGCTCCACCGCCCTGTCGTAGGCCGCCTTCTCGCTCTTGAGTTTTTCGCGCGCCGCAGCCGTCAGTTCGTTGCCCTTCGCGGGCGCGCCGCCGACGACTTCCCAAATCAGGTTGCCGTCTTTGTCAGTGCCCTTGAAGCGCTGCTGGGTTGTGGTGCCGTCCTTGTTCTTGATCTCCTGAATTGCGCCAAGCGTCGGCAACCGATCAGGGCGCTCGGCCACGCGCGCAGCCGACTTTTGGCCCTCGCGTATCGCCTCGGTGGTTTTCAGGCCCAAATCGCCAAACCACGCCTCTTGGCGTTCGATCGTGCCCATCTCGTCTTTTGTGAAGATCGCCTCGCCGGTGTTCAGTTCGGCCAGATCGGCCAGCGTGAATCCGTCCTTGCCGACCTTTTTCAGCCGCTCGGAGACGATCCGCATTTTCTTCTGAATGTCCGGCAGGCGCTTCGTGTCCACGGTCTTATACATAGTTTTGGACAAAGAATCATCCTTGATCGCGCCCATCCAGCACGCCTGCTGATCCGGGGCGTTGCGGCAGGCCTTGAGGATCATCTGCTGCACGTCGGAATCCTTGACGATGGAAATCATGCCGTTCACGGCATCTTCGTACTCGGAACCCGCAGCCTCGAATAGCGGCGCGAACTGCGGCCCGACGGCCTTGCCGAGTTCGGTTGCAACCGCTTTTCGTTGGATGCTCCCTGGCGGGAGTTTGCGTAGGATGTTCATGCCCTTTTCCAGGGTGTTGATCGTCGTAATCAGGTCCTCGCGTGCCGACTTCTCCTGCGCCCGCCGGTTGGTGAGCAGCGTGTCGATCGGGTTGGGCCTGCCTTCGTAGCCAGCAGCAAACGACTGAAGCGCAAGGCCGATCTTCGCCCCTGTCGGCAGGCTGTCCAGGAAGTCCCTGTCGGATTGCGTGCGCGCGGCCGGCCCAGCGAAGCCCAAGGGGGCCGCCTGGTCCAAACCTTGGGGCCGCAGTTCGGGCTGTGCCGGCACTCCAAGACCGACATCCTCCATGATCGGGGGCAACTCGTCGCCGCTCATTTCGTTGAATAGCCGCTGGACCATCGCGTTCTCCCGCCTCAGAACAACCTGTTGGTGCCGTACATCAGGCTGCCGACGCCGCCGGCCAGACGCGCGTAGTCGCTCATGCCCAGGCCGCGCGAGCCCGACGTGCTCACCGTGGACTGCGACAGGCGCTGATTGCCGAGGTTGAGGGCTAAATTCCCAGCGGCGTTACTGCTCTGCGGCAACTGGTAGGGGTTGGACAACAGCCGGTAGCGGTTGGCCGCCGCGGACTCCGCCAATTGGGCGCGAAAGTTCTGTCCGGCAAGGTTCAGGCTGCCCGCCGATGATGCCACGGCGCTCTGCGCCTGAGAGGCCGCCAGCGGATAATTCAGCCGCGCCGCGGCTTCGCCGGAAATCATGTTGTTGAGCAGGATGCCCTGTTGGCGCGTAACCTCGCCGGCCAATCCGGGCGAGTCCCCGGCCGTACCAAGCAGGTTCAGGATCGGGGTGTCCGAGGGGCTGAGACCGCGCGCCGCGGCGACTTCCTCGGTGATCGCCCGCGCTGTCTCGGTTCTGAAACGGTCGATCTCGGCCAGTCCGGCGCCGTACAGGCCGCCGGTACGCTCCTCACCCTCGCCGAAGAACACGGTCTGAATGTCGCGCGCCTGCTCCTTTGTGGCCCGTCCGCCCTGCCTGAGAGTTTCAAGCTGGATCGTCTCGATTTCCTCCTGGCGCAGCGCCGCGCGTTCGGCCGCGCTCAGAGGCACGCCGGTATAATCGCTCACCTGCTGCGGTGTGTAGCCCATCACATCGCCGACCCGTGTTGCGCTCACGCCGTAGGTCAGCATGGCGTCCCTGATCGCCTGTGGATTTTTCATGTTGGCATTGACGAAATTGCGGATCACGTCCGGCTCCTGCGCGCGGGATCGTCCGAGCGTTCTCATCAGCTCATCGATCTGCGCCTGATAGAAGGGCGCAAGCTGGGCGTACAGGGCGTCGTCTGCCTTGATCCGGTTGATGGTGAGTGTGAGCAGTTCGCGTTCTTCCGGGGTCATCGGTGGCGCGGTCGTGGTCTGCGTCTGGGCGGCGGTGCCCCCGCCGGCCCTCAGCCCGGCAATGGTGAGCAGTCCGCCGGTGAGCAAGGTCGAGGCATTGCCGAGCAATCCCCCGCCACCAGTACCACCACCCAACACCCTGCTTACCCCGGTCGTGATCGCGGAGATCGCCTGCTGGACCGTCAGGCCTTGAGTGACCGGGGTAATGACGCCCTCGACCACCGGGGCGAGCGCGCTAGCGGTCGATGCGGTAGCCGCCCCCTCGGCCAGCCCGAGCGCGTTCGATGTGATCCCGGCGGCGGTATCGACGACCGGGAAAGCGGTCGCGGTCGAACCCAGGCCCGTCAAGTTCGGCAGTCCGTAGTCCATGCCGTAGGTTAGGCCGAGATCGGTTGCTCCAGTGGCAGCGCCGGTACTAAGAAACTCAGCACCTAGCCCGCCCCCAAGAACGGTCGTCGCCCCAAACAGGCTCGCCTGCTGCTGGGCGCGCCGGTTCGCGGTCAGGTTCTGGTTCTGCCATTCCTGGAGACTGCGGAAGGCGCCCTGAATCTGCGCCACCTGTCCCGGATCGGTAATCCCGTAGCGGGCCAGCGCATCGCCATCAACGATGTCGTCGTAGCCAAGGCCCATCGTTCGGGCGATCGCGACCGTTCGATTGACAGTCGGGTCGTTCGTGCCGGTCTGCGATGGATCTGGATTGAAGCCTCCGGCATCGACGATTTCAGCCGCCGCTGCTGGACTGGTCGCCACCCAATCCAGAAAGCCGGGGGAATTGTCGCCGCCCGGCTCGTAACCGCGAATCCTGATCCCGCCCGAGTTCAGCAGGCGTTGCGCGGCCTCGACAGTGAGCCCGGTATTCCTTGCAATCAAGCCGATGTCTGGTGTCGCCATACCAACCCCCTAGAGGTCGAATCTCAGAAAACGCACATTGCAGGCCCCGGTGTCGGCGATCGCAAAGGGCGCCGAAGCGTCGGCGCCGACCCGGAAAATAGCCCACTCGCCGGCCAGCAGCTTGATGAAGTTCGTCGCGCCGGTCCCCGAGCGCAGGGATACAAAGTTCGTCGAGTCCATGTTCTGCACGAACCAGTAGCCCCCGACGGCCACATCGCCAAGCAGGACGGCTTCCTCGGTTATGCCGATGGCTTGGACGTTATCCATGTACTGCGTCCCGGAAACTGTTATTTGATCCGTGTCCGCAGTGATGTCAACGGCCGGCATCCCGCTCTTGACCAGCGTGATCCGAAGGCCCTGCAACGTCAGTTCGTTCGCCATGCCCTACTCCTTTTCCTGCTCCCCATTATCCCCCTGTTTTGGTGCATCTTCAGGCAAGAGGTTCGCCAGCGCAAGGTGCAGCCCGTTGGCCAGATCGACGCTGAGGACGCTACCAAGGTTGCGCTCCAGCACGCGGGCGTACTCGGTGAGCGCCTTTATGCGTTCGTCCTTGGTCATTTGCGCTCCGCGAGCTGGCGCTCTAAGTCAGCGATGCGGCCTCGGAGCACATAGTTATCTGACGAAAGCTCAAACAGCAACCTTACAGCACTGTGTAGCTCTATTACAGGAACACATGCAGTTTGCTTGCGGCTTGCTGCTACAGCGTCAGCTAACGACGTTTGTGCGTTCGCTGAAAGAGTCACAAGCATGAGCGCCGCTGCGATGAGTTTCATAAGGTCTCCTAAGTCCATGCTGGTACGTAAAAAGTGGTCGTGTCAACGATGAAAGTAAGCCAGGAATTTGAAGTGTTGCTGCCGGGCTTGTCGTTACCAGGAAAGGTTGCTGTGGCTGCCCCTGCTACTGCACCGCCAGTCCAAGAATAAGTATGCGCCGCGCCGCCATTATTTGCTGTCGTAATGGGAACGATGTTTGCACTACCATTAAACGACACCCCACCGATGTTACGGCCAGTTTGAAGCGTCGTTGCAGTAGTTGCATTGCCCGACAAAGCGCCAGTGAATGTCCCTGCTGTTACACCACCTAAAGTCCAAACGGCCTGCTGACCAGCGCCAGCAGTAACAATTACAGCCGCAGAACTCGTATTTCCTGTGGCGCTTAATGCTGCCCCAGTACCTAAAGTATTACTAAAACGACCTCCATCACCTGATCCAGTTGCAACACCTATAACGCCATTTCCAGTACCCGTAGCCCAAAATGATCCACCGTGATAGTTTGCTGTTGAAGGGAACCCGTTGATAGCCGCCAGACCATTGCCGCCATCTACACCACCAGTAGCCTTAACGTAACCAGTGGTGTTAAATGTTCCACCGCCAACTATTGTTATATTTCCCCCCTGCGTAATCGTCACAGTTGGCGAGCCCGTTGGCCCTGCCGTGAACGCCGTCGCCCCAGAGGAAACAATCGTCGTGTTGCCGCCGCTCGTCGCGGTCATGGTCGTCGCGCCGAGCGTGAAGCCGCCAATAAAGCCTTCAACCGCTGTAATGAGGCCGGTTTCAGTATCGAGCGTAAAGGACGACGCGCCGGAGGAGTTGTAGCCAGCAATGCCCGCCGAACCAAAGACCACACCAGCCAAGCCGTTCATCCTCTTGAAAAGCGTCGCGCTGTTCATCTGGATGGATGCCGCCCGAGATTCCAGCGCCGCCCGCAATGGCGCGCTGATGTTCGCTGCGTTAGGTGAAGAAAGCGGGCCTCCTAGCGCTGCGGAGCCGTCCAGCAGCCCGGCGTTGACCAGCTCGCCCACGGTCACGTAGCGGTCCAGCCCGGCCCCAGCGCGGCCATAGTTGGCCCCCGGCGGTCCCGACAGGTTCGGCATCCCCGGTGGGGTGAAGCCGCGTTTTGGGTCCCAGGTCAAAGCGTTGACTCCATCGAGATCGAACCGGCCTTCACCGCCGCCTGGAAGGAATGCACCTCCATGTCCTGGGAGGCCCCGGCCTGCGAGAATTCGTACTGAACCTGCCTGAATTCGCCGCTTGTCTCGGTTTCAAGAAACTTGTCGATAAACTTGGTGTCCGACGTGCCCTGGGTTGCGGTCGCCGTCTGCTGCGTGTTGCCGTCGCGCTTCCAGCCGAAGGTGAGGGTATAGACCCCCTTGGGCACGATCTTGGCCGCCACCCATTCGATGGTCTTGGTCAGGCTCCCATCGCCGTAATGCGTGAAAGGCATGGTCGCGGTCGCGGTATAGGCCCCCGAGGTATCGATCGAGCGATCCGCTGCATTTGTCTTACGCACGAAACCGTCCGCGCCGCCTGCGAAAATCTTGCGCTTGTTCGAGTCCGCCGGGTCGATGACGCTGGCGAGGCAAGAGCAGTTGTACGCCGTCCAGCGCGCCCAGAACAGTTGATCGCGCGAGAAGTCCATCATCAGGATGGTGTCCGGGAAGTTTGTGGTCGTCGGGATCGCAAACAGCGCGAGCGAGCGTTCCTTGTCCACCGCCGCCCAGCTTCGCCGGATGTGGGTGTAGTTCATGTTCGCGCGAATCCACTTGTGGATCGGGCGCGAAAGCGCGGCGTCCTCTAGCGCGCCGAAATTCAACGAATAGGCCAGGCTGCGGATGCTGCCGTCGGACCACATGAACCCGACATCGCCCCGGTACTTGAAGATCGTGTTCTGCCAGACGCAGCCGATGCCGCTCACCAGCCGGCGCAGCGAAAAAGCGTCCGAGCCAGTGGGCGATGATCCGGTCAAGATGTGGATCGAGCCGAAGTACGGTCCCTTGAAGATGTAGAGTTCGTCGCCGTGGGATACCAAGCCGGTGATCCGGTCGCCGTCATTCACCGCGACGCTGATGCTGCCGGAGGTTCCGGTGCCGTTCCACTGCGCGGCGTTGTTGGAACTGCTGTAGTACAGGGTTGATTGGTTGGAAGTCACCCCGGCGGCCCAGACGCGGTTTTTGTGCTCGGCGCTGAAGGAAAAGGCCGGAGGCGAGCCGCCCAGGGCCGCGCAGGTCGTGCCATTGTAGGTCTGCACCGCGTCCCCGGCATCGCTCGACATGATGACCGAGCCGCCGAAGGACGTGTAGCACGGAATCGCGTTGTCGGTCAGGCCGGTCTGAATGTTGGCAAAGGTGCCATCGGCTGCATCGGCCATGATGACCGTGCTCAGATGGACGATGCGCTGTTGCGTGCCGGTGCCTGCGGCGCCCATGACCCAATAATCGTACAGGCCCATGATCTCGGCACCCGAGGCGAGCGCGGAGCTGTTCAGTTTGGTCGTTCCGCCGATCTTGTGCGGGCCGCCGTCGGGCTCGAAAAAGACATTGGTCGCCGCCGTCAGGTAGGGAAACACCAAGTTGCCGCCCTGATCCGGGCCAACCGCGGTCGTGTCGCCTACGTCGGAGACCCAGCCCCCGGCGAAGCTGTGGTTGATCGTGGTTTGCCGGCTTGCCATCGCTCACGTCAATCTTCGAGCCGGTCAAATCGACCATTGATATCGTAGCGCCGCCCGCCGCCGCCGCGCGAGTATGGCCTGCGCGCCGCCCGCACATAACTGGTGATGCGCGGCTCCAGTTTCGGGCGCACGCCGCCGACTTCTGTATCCATGATGATCCGGCTCATGATGTCGGTGTACTCCCCGGCGGCTTCTTGCGAGCGCCCGTCGTCCTTCTTGTCCCGGTAGAACATCGCCAGGGCTTTGTAGAAGATCGCCGCACGATACCGCAGCGGCACGATCGGCTCGTCGCTGTTGGCAGCCAGGTTGGCTTGCGCCGTACCGGCACTGTCCGTCGCCAGCATCGAAGTGATGTAGGCATACGGAATCTGCATGAAGGCGTTGGGCGGCGAGGCGAAACGCACGCGGCGGATCGGCGTGGTGTTCGCCGAAGGCGCATAATCGAGCAGGCAGGCCACCGTAGGCCGCCCGGTCACGTCGTTGGTCGGAAACCGCCTGCGGAACTCCGTGCGTGAAATCACCGGGATATTCAGCACGTCGGAGAACTGCTGCAAGTCCACCAGCCGCAGGAAGTCCGAGGCAAGCGCGTACTCGTCCTCGAAGTAGGTGTAGGTTTCGGCGGCCAGCGCCGTTTCGGTGAATTTGACCGTCAGCACGATGGTCGTATCGTCGCTGACCGAGGATACCGTGTATGGCGTGCGCGAACCGGCGAATACGATCTTGCCGTTCGCCCTCGCGTTCTTCACGCTGAAACTGTTGTCCGTGTTCCAGAGCGTGCTCGCTCCGGTGACGGTCGTACTGCCCTGTGTGGTCGTGACCGTGCCGGTGGTGTAGGGAACCTGAGTGATGAGGACTCCGCGCCGCTCGGCCCAGGGCAGCTTGTAATCTAGGCCAAGGTGCATGTCATAGAGCGCCATGTTGACGGCGCGCTTGGCCTGGCTCACGGTCGCCGTGCCGGAGGTATCTCCGCGCACCGAGTTGATGAGCAGCGTGTACAAGTCGGAAAAATCTCTGGGTTGTTCGGTGACGGCCATTATTTAACCTCCAAGTGCCGATCAAGGCGCGAGCGGTCGGTGTCTTGCACGCGTTCCATGCGATCAATGCGAAAATGTATATTCCGCAGATCAGCGCGAATTGCTCCCCAAATGGCCGCGCCTGCGATCAGTTGTCCGAGGATAAAGAGCAGCAGGTTGTTCAGTTCCATGTTGTTGCGTTCCTATGCGTGCTTGCACCCAAATGCGTGCTTTACTTCGTGCCCCAGAATCACGTCGCTCATCTTGGCCGGCGACTCCGCGTACAAAACGCAGGACGTGGCCCCCGCATACGGCTCGTAGCAGGAAATGCAGGCGCCGCCGCGATCCAGCGTCGTCGCGCCCCGTTCCTCGCAAGTTGCCTTGGGGTCGGCAACGCGCACCCAGGTAATCGTGCTGGTCTGAACCTCGCGCGAGCAGTCCATCGGCGTCCAGTCTCCGCACCCGGCGAGCGTCAGAGCGAGGATAGCGGCTGCTCTTTCCATTCCAGCACCTGTGCGATCTCGTCCTTGACGAGTACGTTCCGGCAGCGCTCATCGACGCCGATGTGCCAGTTCGTTCCGACTGGCTTGCCATCCTTGTCCGTGTCCTGATAAGGAATCGCCCACCGCGCCGTCCCGGCCTTGCCCGCCGAGAAAATATAGAGCGCTACACTCTCCGCGTAAAGCGGGCTATCAGCGATCAGTGCGACGTGAATCTTGTCGGCGCGGGCCTGTGCGTCAGCTTTGCTTGCAAATGTCAGTTTCATAGCGCTATTCCGTGAATCGCGGCGAGCCGCTGCTGTATCGCCAGCCGCGTTGCGGCACTGTCGGCGACGGAGCGGACGATGAGTTCCTTGATTTGAATATTACCGTAAGCGATTAGAGTCCTATAAGCCGCCAAAATTATCCCCCCAGGATTAGCTGTGCCAATATCACCAGTTTGTGCGGCTGCGGCATTTAATGTGAACAAAGATGAAGCACCACTAAAAACAGCGGTTAAAATGGCGTTGATGTTAAGAGCCGGGCCTATTAGAGGAGCGAAAGTGGTTCCAGCGTACATTTTCAGATTCGGGGATACGCCCGCATTTTGCTGAAACAAATCACATTCTGCTGTTGCGCCTCCTATTATTCTGGCGTTGGACACCCACGTTATTTCCTTACCGACGAAATATAATGTAAATGGCTGATTTAACGTGAAAGTTGCCATCATATAATGTGAAGTGCCGTTAGTCAGTAGTTGCGGACTGCCAACGATCTGCGCCGGCGTGGCTCCAGTATTGTTCAGCGTCCAGGTCTCACCGGTCGCGGCGACGAATGTTGCTCCGTTGGTCGTGGTTTCAGTGGCGAGAGCCGGATTGAAGTCTACAACAGGACTTCCGCCAATTGCATTTGCCACAGTAAAGGAAAACAGGCGTATAATCCCGGGGTTTGTTACTAACGATTTCCCTCCTGCTACCATTGCCGAAGTGGTTTTAAATGCTTCATTCGGCGCTGCTGTTTTCGGCGCGCCATTTTGCACATATGTTATACCATCAACGCTAGTCCAGAAGGTCACAACTCCGGTTGTTTTTACCCTGGTGATTTTGATGTATCCGGTCGTGGCATCAGTGAAGCCCGTTACGTCATCCGATGTTGCGCTAACTGACCCACTGATTACGTAGTCTCCTTGAAATACGATTGTCCCATCTGTCTTTATATAACTAGTATACCCACCATTACCAGCACCACCGGCATCCCATTTTCCAGGCAAACTAACTGCCGTTACGGGAGTCCAATCTTCAAGCAATATTGAGTAGATTATCTCTATGTCTCCAACGATTTGATTCGCAGCAGCAGACGGAGAACTATAATAGTTATCCGTTACCGTGCCTAAATAGGCATAGTTCGTCCCCGTCCACGACAGCACGACAGGCTGCGCCACGCTGGTGGCTTGGGCCAGGTCCGCCGCAGCCCCGGCAAAGCCAAACGAGTTCGCCCACAGGCTGGCGTTCAGCGCGCCGGTTACGCCGATGCCGGGGATGTAGTGAGCCGCGAGCGCGCCGTCTGTTCGTATCAGCCGGGCAAGTTGTTCCCGCAGCGTCTCAGGCCGATAAAAAACGCTGCGGCCCGTGGCGATGAAGGCCATATCAGTCTTGCAGAATGCCCAAACGCAGAGTAAAAATTTCCCTAGAAACCGGCGTGTATGCGTTGCGCGCCACAAGGATGCCGTAGATCTTGCGCCCGTTACGGCATGCGAACGGGATGTTGAGATTACTCGCGACAATGATTCCGTTCGCTCCGGCAACCTTGAAATTCGCACCTGAAGGCCCATCGAACGATATCACCCCAATCGCGGCCTCGACCTCGGTGTCGGTCGGCGCCGCGGCGGCGTTATCGGCGACATTCGTCACCGGAGAATCGAACAGCAAAAGATCGAACGAGGGCTTCGTCGATTCGGAGCTTGAATCGACAAGCACCGCGTGGGTGATAATGCCGGTGCCGCCGTCACCTCTGGCAACCGTGAACTCCAGATTGCGGTTGTTCGCCGCCGTGGTGCTGGGGGCAACTTGGTCTGCAGCCGTGTACTGCGTCGTGTCGGCGGGACGCTGGAGCGAATCGCTCGCTATCGCCGTGACACCGCCGACATTTACCCTGTCCCCGCCCTCAGTCTTGATGGCAGTGGCCATGACATTCTCCTGGCTACCGGGGCCACTCGGCCCAAACGAGCCCGCAGAACGCAGCCGTCGCTGCGGCAACCGTCGTGCAGGCCGCTGCAAGCGAATCCGGGCCGAGAATGATACGGCCTTTGAATTCGTGCTCGCACGGTGAAATGACCGCTGCCGTGACCGCACCGAAACTGAACATCCCGTAGAAAGGGATCGGAACGGCGGTCGCGGCAGTGACGCCGGGAATGGCCACGTTGGTCAGGGTCGCCTGCGAATAAACCGCAGCGCGGGCCGTGTTGCTGCTGGGTCCACAGGCGGAGGCAACGACAGAAGTCGTCGAAGTCGGAACCCCCGATGTCGTGGACAGATTGCGCTGGATTGCCATACCGACGCCGTTGACAACCGTGGTCGCGGAATCGATGCCCATGACGAAACTTACCAGCTCGACATCGTTCGGCGAGCTTGCCGGATTGTGGATCGTGAACTTGCTGTTCAGGGTCGCCGCAGCGACCGGCAGCGCAACCCCGGCGATGACGGTATAGGCCATGAATAGCCTCCCCTCCATGGCCGCCTCAAAGTAATCCCCGTGGAGTTTACCGACAACCTGTTGCGCTTCCTTGCCGAGACGCATGATGCCGGTCGCGCCGCTTGCGAGTTTTCGACTGCCTTCCTGACCTTCATTGAACATGATATTGCTCCTTCTCTCATGTGATTGACGCTGCGATGTCGGCGCGCAGCTGCGCCAAATCTTCACGGGTGCCGCCGGTCTGGTGGAGCAGGAACGAAATTACCTGAAGCTCGATCAGAATCCGCATCTGGATTGACGAAGCCCCGCGGTTGAAGGTGCTCGTTTCGGCTTGCTCGCTCTGCGAGTTTCCGGTTACCAGATAAACGCCGTCTTTGGGTGCCATAACGGCTCTCCTACGTGGTGACAAACCCTGCGATCAGTCGCTTGGCAAGGGCGCGCTCGTCGTTGCTCATCGTGGCGACGCTCTCGGCGATCTCTGGCGCCATCGCGCGCAAGGCGTCCATTTCCTTTTCCGAAAGCACGATCACCTGGCCGCTCACGTTCTCGACGTTGAAGTGCATCGCCCGCGGAACAACCGCGTTGTCCAAGTTAAGACGGCTCAGGGTCGGTCGATAGCGCTCCAGGTTGGCCGCCTCCTGCTCTCCAGGACGCAGCCGCAGTTGCAGGTTCTTCCACGCCAGAACCTTGCGCTTGTTGTCGCGTTGCCAGCGCAGGTTCTCGTCTGGCGCCCCTGGCGGGCAAGCGCGCATCTCGGCGTGGGAAAGCATGCCGTCCTGGATGATCTCGTCGAGCAGCCGGCGCGAGAGCTTTGCCGCAGCGCCCTCCTCATCCGCGTTCGCGAACGGTTTGGGCGCCTGCTCGTTGTAGGACTTGCGAAGCCGCAGCAACTGCCTGCGAACCTCTCCCTTGTCCTGGATCGCATTGTTGGACAACTTCGCTTCCGCGCTCTCGATGTCGTGGCGCAGGTTTTCGGCCTGCTCCGGGCGCAGCAGAGGCTTGGTCTGAAACAGCGGGTTGCTCTCCAGTTCTGCCAGTTGTGTGGTCATTCGGTCCTCTGTTAGGTTGGATAAAGCGTCAGTTCTGCCTCTACACATTCAATCGGTTCTGATTGAAGCAATTGGCCTTTGTCGCCTTCGATCACGGCGCGGACCCAATACCAGTTTTGTTCCACTGGAGGACTGCCGATTCCGCGAACTGACGCTCGCACGACGACAAGACGCTGCGCCGGCTTTATTGCCGATGTATGCACCATGCCCACATGCGTAACGACTTGCCCGATGAAATAAAGAAAGGACATCGGTCTACAGGTTCGTCATCAGACCACCGGCCGCCGCTGCGGTCGGCGCGCCCATGTTCGCCCAGATAATGCCTTCAGTCCCCGCGGTCCACACCGGAGCCCCGCCGTCGTTCAGCGTGGCGCAGTTGAATAGCGCAATGGCTCCCTGGCTGATCCCAGCGGGAATATTGAATACTTCGGTCATGTCCACGGTCTTGTTCGTGGACTTGGAGATAAACAAGCAGTCGCGGAAGATGAGCCAGCGGTCAATTGCGGTCGTATCGGCGAGCTTGACGTGGCAGGCACCTGCTGCGCTGATGTATTCGGTGAACAGACACTTGTCGAAGAAGTTGCGGGTTGCAGCGGTATCGCACAGAAGGCCAACGCCATCGCCGTCGCGGGTAATGGTGTCCAGGCCGATCGTGCAATTCCTGAACACGTTTTCCGCCCCGGCATCCAGCGAAAGCGAGGCACAGCCAGCGGCTGATTGCGTTGCGTTGCCGATCCCGGCAAAGTGGATGTGATCGAACACGTTGCGCTCACCCGATACCGTGCTGGCGATCAGGGATGTCGCATCATCCACGCCGTGAAAGATCGCTAAGTTCGAGAAGTAACAGCCATTTGCCGTGACACTCACCAGCGGGCTGACTCCGGTCGCTGTCGAGAGCTGCGCGATCCTGGAGCGCTGGCTGACCATCGTCGGCGCACCGACCCCGATCAGGTGGCACAGATTCTTGCTCCAGGTCAGGGTGGCGCTCTGGTAATCGGTGGTACTGCTGGCGGTGTTGTGTTCGGCCAGAAAGTACGCGATGTCGTTCTGATTCGCGGTCATCAGCGTGTGCGCCCGCGCCACCGTCTTGACCGCCGAAGCCGGGCTCGTCCCGTCGTTGGAATCCAATCCGGTCCTGGGCTTGATGTAGTACACGTTGCCCTGGGTGACGTCGCCCGTGATCGGGCTCGCGCCCTTGTCGAAGAACTTGGTGTTGAAAGGTGAACCCATGCTATTTCTCCTGTCTAGGAACGCCTGCCGCAGTAACGGAGGCCGCCAGCCGGAATCTCACCGGCCATTACCCTGGTTGTCACAGTCCTTCCTGTTTCACGTGGAACGGTCCCCGCTTGCCGCGCTTGGGCGTGCCCAGCGAACGCTCCGGCCCGGTCTTGCCGGGCAAGCCCGGCCAGGCCGCCGTTTTCATCGGCATCGCGCTCGGCGCGGGCGTGCCCTTGCCCTCGCCTGCGTCGGCCGGATTCACCTTGCCCCCGCCCTTGGACGAGAGATCGTTATAAAACTTGTTCGGCATTTCGTACCTCCTATCGCTTGGCCTTGCCGCGGCGCCTTACCGCGGCGTTACCCGCGCGCACCGCGCGACCTTCGTTTCCCGTTTGGGCCAGCACCGAGTTCGCCACACCCGCCCAGAGGCGCTTCTTTTTCGCCGAGGACGCGGCCCGGGTATGCCGGGCCGCGTCGCTGGAACCCCAGGGCATCAGCCAATCCTCACTTTGGTGATACCAAAAACCGAAAACACGAGACCAGAAATCACAAACTCATCGCCATCTTTGCCAATACGAATGTCGTGAATCTTGCGATGACACGTTCCGCATAAGCAAATCAGGTTGTCGATGCCGTGATCGTTCATCTCAGCCTCGGTCCTGTAAAATGCGTGGTGAACGTGCGGCTTGCACTCGACACCGCAGGCCCGACACTTCCCGCCATCGCGCTCGATGGCCTGTTTCTTGGCGCGCTTCCACGCCGAACCGTTGAGGCGACGGTTGTATGGTCTTGTGTCTGCTGCGACGGAGCGCCTGGCCGTCGCAATTTTTGCGCATTCCGGAGAACAATATTTCGTTTTTCCGACGCCGAATTTGTTCGGCATGAACGCCAGACCACAGATTGCACATTCTCGTTTGGCGCGTTCTAAACGCTGCGCAGATTGCCGCCTCCGCATCGCGTTCATCCGCGCTTCGTTGCATTTGACCGAACAGGTCAGCGCACCCGAATGTGTCGGGTCCGTAATGAATTGAACCCCGCACACCACGCATAACCGGCGCAATTCCTCCTCCGTCTTCGGTGGATTGCGGCGCCGCCAATGACGCCGGTTGTTCGCCACCTGTCTGCATCGAGGGCCGCAATACGTCTGCCGCCCTCTGCCGAAGTTCCTGCTGTTCGCATCGAATGCCGTCTCGCAGATGACGCATTTTTTGATGCTCTTCATGGTGACCTCCGTGGAAAACTGCATTTTCCACTTTGGTCACATAGAAGTCAAATGGCGTCTGTCTGTTCATCTTGTCTTCCGACGCGTTCATGTAAATGCTTGATTAGGAAACCAAAGCTCCGATGATCCACCGCCAGTTTGCATAGGTCATTCCGTAACGCATGTACCCGCGCCATTTGCCGACCAGGGTATCAAAGTCTTCGACCATGGCGAATTCCATCGGCGTGCGATCCGACCAGAACAGGTACATCTTCCGCGCCCGGGCCTCGCACATGAACCAGTTGTTGGTATCGGTCATGTGGTGCCACTCGTAGGGCGTGTAGCGGCCTTCGTGGAAGTTGCGGTTGTTGTACGTCGTATCGACCTTGCCGGTGCTCTTGATGATCTCGAACCCCTTTTCCGACAGATCCGGCGGATACCAGAGTTCGTCCGGCCCCACGTCGTACTTGCCGGCCTGATCGTCCCTGAACTTGGTCATCTGCAAGCGCGTCGTGAACACCGCAGTTGCCGTCAAGGCATCGGTCACCAGGTTATCGAAGCCGCTCGCTGTCGATGCCCCGGAGGTCGTGGTGTGCGAATCCGAGCACAGCGCGACGCCCTCACTGTGGTTGTAGAAGTAGGTGTCCACCGAGAAAGCGTTGTTGAAAATCCGCGCCGCATCCTTCTCGCGCCGACGGTAGCTGCCGCGGATCAAGCCCTTGGGACGCTGATCGAAAATGTGATGCTGACCGTCGTCGTAGAGCTTGCGTTCGACCTGGATGCCCTTGGCGAACTCCACCGGAGTCAGGGTCACGTCGTAGCCCTGGTTGATGGACGAGTACGGGATCGTCCCGGTGAATTCGTCCCAATCGGGCAGCGTTCCGATCTCGCTGAAGGTCATGTTGTTGCGCCCGTTGGTCCCGACGTTGGTGTACAGCGTCGAGATCATCGATTTCAGATCCTTCTGTTCCTCGTGGAACATCTTCTGAAACCTCGGATCCAAAACATCGGGGAATGCGCTTGAAAGCATTGGGGTTGCCATGTGTGTCTCCTTTCAGATTCCGGGCTTAGGCGGGCCGACCAGCATTGAAGTGGTCGTGGAACTTCGCCAGCACCCAGGAACTGGTCCGGCCTTCGTGCGCGATCGAATTCAAGATCAGCTCGATCGTCTGCAGCGAGGCGCCACTGCCCACGGCAACCGAAGCGTCCGCTGCCGTCAGATCCGTCGAAAATTGCAGCGTGACACTCTGCAGCGGGTTGTACGGGCAGCGCAGGAAATTGTCCCCGACAACGGTGTCGTAGGGAAACGCAACCGTGACCGTGCCGGCGGTGGCCGAAGTCGAGGTGATCTTCCGCGCCTTGCCGGCGTTCGCCCCGTCGTAGCCCCAGGCCGTGCCCTCATCGAACTCGGTGCTCGTCCAGCTCGTGCCCGTGGTCACGGCAAGCCCGTCGGTAGAAGCCGTGGTCACCGGGTACAGGGTAAGCGCAGCCTTGGCGGCCGAACCGACCATGAGCAAGCGGTACACACCGAACGGATTGAGGATGATCTTGGTCATGCGCGCGGTGTCGGAGTTGTCCGATTGCTGCGCCGTGACGTAGGTGCCGGCAGTGTCGAGATTGACCCCGACCGCATCGGCTGCGCCGGTGGTCGTACCTTGCACGAGCCCTGCCCCGTCTGCTACAGGCACCAGATAGGGAATGCCCTTGACCGTGTTGCTGGCGGCCACCTGATAGGACCGGACAGCGGCGTTACTTGTACCGCCCAAATCGTATGCAAATTCCATCGCAACCTCCTGGTCGATCAAACCGCATCGCTGCGGCGTTCGTTCAACCTGTTGCGATGGTCGCGTATTCGCGGTCGCGCCGGAACTGTTCCCAGCTTCGCCTGAACTCGACGGCATCGCTGCCGTTCACGTACAGGTAATGCAACCCTTCGCCGCGGCACACATCGCAACTGCCAATCACGCGCAGCAGCTTCGGGTCCGGGTGCGGCTCGTAACGGGCCGCGCGCGGCGAAAACCGCCTTGCGTGCGCTTCGCAGAGAACGATGGCCTTGCCGAGACAGATCAGATCGTCCAGGTGCGCCGACCCGCTGGTGTAGCGGTTGCGGCGAAATTCAGCGGCCTTCAGGACCGCCCGCTTTACCTGGTGCGGTGTCCAATTCTGACGAATCAGAAAATCGAACACTTATCGCCTGACTCGCGGCTTTGCGAATTTGAGTTCTTCCTTGACCTCGGTCCAGTCTTTGTAGACGCCCTGAGAGATGGCGTGCTCGTAGTACGCTTTGAAGCGCGGTTCCAGATTCTTTGGAGGACCATCCTTGTCCTCCGCGCCCGTGTCGCGTTCCGCCGATCCACCTGTCTCCGCAAAAGTCTCCGCAGGACCAGACCTGCCTGTGGCTCGTGAGCGCCGAATCGCCGCCGGATCGCCAAAGGCCGCCCGCATCGCGGCAACCTCGGTGCCCTTGGTCGCTGGAAACCCCATCCCGACAAGCGCCTCGTACTCTCGTGCGACTCGCCCCCGGTCCTTCGTCCCCGGCTCCCAGGCATCCGGGACCAAACTGCGGTATTCGGCCAGATCGGCTTCGATCCTGCCCGACACTTCCCGCTGCCTGACCTCGTTTGCCGCCGCCGCCGCCGCCCGGGTTTCCGCCGTCGCAATTACCTGGCGTTCCCACTCGGCATCGGCCGCTTCCTGCGTCAGCTTGCCGTCGGCTACCGCCGCGTTCAATTCCGTCCGGGTCAACGCCTTGGGTTTCGCGGCTTCGACCTGCGCTTTCGCAAGAGCTTCGCGCTCCGCGTTCGAGCGGGCCAGATCGCCACGCAATTCGTTGATCCGCGAATCGAACACTTTCTTCGGTATCCACGAACCATCAGAAGGAGGTACAAATTCGCCGCCCTTCTGCGACTCTTTGCCAGATTGAGCTTCTGACCCTTCCGTTTCAGTGCTCATAGATCAGCGCCATCCCCGCTTTGCAGGCACCGTCGGCGTGCCATGTTTCGACCAGACTGCTTTACATACAATAGTGAGGGCTTACTAACTTGTCAAGCACAAAAAAAGGCGGCTCAAAGGACCGCCCAATTCCCCACCACGCACTACGCTACGTCCGACTCTATTCCCTCGACCAGCCTCTTGCCGTGCTCGCCCTGCTCGATCAGCCATTTCGGCATCATCAGAACGTCCCGCAGGGTCTGCGCCCGGACCTGTGCTGCGGTGCACAAAACGGCGTGATGGCGCGCCTTGGCCTCGTCGATCAGGACCATTTCCGCCGCCTTGCCCTTGTGATGCTCGCTCAAGCCCTCGGCGGCCTTGATCTGCGCCTCGACATAGCGCAGGAACCAATCCCAGCTTTCGCTGCCGGTCAAAGCCTGTGCCCGGACGGCCTCCTGCTCCAAGTGGCGGACTTGGGTGAGCCGGTCGGCAGACCGGTCCTGGGGAGCTCGCCTGCGGAACTCGTCCAATGAGATCGTCATTGGATCATCCCTGGACCAGGATTGCCGCCGCCGCCAGCGCCGGGCATGGTTTCGTCGGCCAATTCACCCTGCCCCAAAGGCGCCTGCGACATGCGCGCCGGAGGCTGCCCCGGCACCGGCCCCGGCACCCCTTCCTGTCCGGGCGCGGCCCCGCCGCCTCCGGCCGCCGCAATCAGCGACTGGCGTTTGGCGTCCTCGGCGACCTGGCGCATCAGGGCTTGCAGGTAGACCTTCAAAATGTCGGTCTGTGCCGGCGACAGCAGGCCAAGGTGTTCCGATCCTGCAAAGTCCATGATCTTCTGCATGTGCACTTCGGGCGGCTCCAACGGCCGCACGTTCGGCAACTCGCCGGACATGATGCTGGTAATGACTTCCTCGGCCAGCATCTTCGGCAGCATGGACTCCGGACTCGGCGCACTCAGGTACTTGTCGGCATCCTGGCCGAAGCTCTTGCCGATGTCGCGCAGCAGCTGATAGGCGCCATCGGGGGTAACGACGCCCATTTGCAGGGCAAGCGGGGTCAGATACGCCCCGGCCAGTGTCCCCAGGGCCTCTTGCAGCGCGAGTTTCGAGGTATTCATCGGGTTCGCGGTGAAATCGAACTGGAAGCGCCCGCGGATCATCGCCGGATCCTCCAGCACGCGGTAGGGATCCTCTCCCGGACGCGACATGCCGGCCACCCGGTATTGCTTGCCGCGCGGCAGGAATGCCTGGTTCAACTCGTGCATCTGGGCAAAAATCTCGGTCAGGCAC